CCCGATTGGAAGTTGAATTTGGTGGATCACTTCATCAAATCACAGCTTAAAGGGAAGCTGGAGACGTTGGGAAAACCAGGCAAGGCTGGACAAACCCTTGCGACCTGTCAGGACGCGGTGGTGCTGCTTTTTGGGCCCATGGTTCGCTATCTTCGACGTCGCGTGATGCACCAGTTCCCCCCGGAGCTGTACTGCAATTGCGAAAAGACGAACGAGGACCTCAGCACCTGGGCGCGCGAACATTGGACCGACGCCGAAAGCACCGAGAGTGACTTCGAGGGCTTCGACTCCACCCAGCGTGGTGACAGCCTCGGCCTTGAGCTCAAACTCATGGCCCAATTCGGTCTCAAGGACGCATGGATGTCCTTGTTCGAGCAGTTTTCTTTTGGGTTCTTGGATATGCCAGAGCTGTACGCCTGGTGGAAAACCCACATCATCTCAACAGTCATCGGCCCCAAACAAACTGGTCGTGACACTGGCGAGCCCGGCACCTACGACTTCAACACGTACTTCAATCTGGCGGTTACTTGCCTCATGTACGAGTTGCCTCGTGGCGTGCCTCTGTGCATTGGCGGCGACGACATGAGCGCCAATCGCAAACTGAAGGAGAGCGCCCTCTGGATCCGGGTCAAGTCCCAATTCCTCTTGATCGCGAAGGTGCAGTATACTCTGCGCCCTAGCTTTTGTGGATTTTACTTGACTCCAAATGGGTCCTTCCGCAACCCGCGACTGCTTATGCTGAAAACCCTTTGGCATATAGACAAAGGCGATAGTCCAGCCGTCGACCTCAATTATGCCACCGAATGTTACTCGGCTTATCGCTTGGGTGACCTCTTGGTGGACTATTGCACATTCCTCGAATTGGAGTGTCAAGGTTGGTTGTTGGAGTACTATCACCAAAAGTACTCGTGGGCCCAGCGGATTTTCGGGGGCCAGGACGTTCAGGAGGTTTTTGTGCTTCTGCGGGAGTCCGGCCCGCTCATTTCAGAGGAGGAAATCGAGTCCCGGGAGATAGGGAAAAAGCGTCGCAGAACGCTCAAAAGACTGCGCCATTACCAGCAAGCCCTGCTGGGAACCATCGCCCGCTCCGGTGAGGAGTGGCAGTGATGTTCCTTTGTTTTGACGAATTTCCTATGTTAAAGGGTTGTTAAATGTTCTTGTTATTTTGTTTTCATGTTCAACTCCTTCTCTGCCGCAATCGAAAATGTCCCAACCTCAGCCAGTCACCGGAACCGCGCCAGCTCAAGAGGACGTGGC